TCATCGTTTCCACTTTGAGGTATTTTAGCTTTTTTTGTCCAGGTCATACTATTTCTCTATAACAACGACTGTAGCACTTGCTTCACGTTCAATTACATTTAGGGCTGTAATACCATTTGGAACAAGGAAGTTTCTTACTTGTCCAGCCAATATTATTTCATCCATATTAGAAGAAGTAACATCAGCAGTACCCCATTTCAAATATACATCTTTTGCAATCGCAAAAACGCTAACAAAAGTTGTTCTTTTGTCTAATGTAATTTCAGTTGACGAAGAAATAGTTGCATCCACCGTTGTTGCCAAAGAAACAACATCTGGTGTCACTTCAAATGGAACTGTTGGTCCATAAACAAGTCGTCCTGTATCATCTCGTCTAAACATCATGTAAATCACTTCCTTCCAAGTAATTTTAATACAAATAAAAGTTTTTAATTGCTGACTTTTTGAATAGAAGCCAGCGAAACTATTATGTTACGCGACTGTACCAGCCACAATGACGTATGTTGTCCCGTCAATTTTAACATTGATTGCCTTTATTGGTGTTAAGGTTTTACCTGTTGCATCAGCTACCAAACCATCATCAGTTGGGTCAATCGTCAGCAAATGAGTAATCTTATTTCCAGGGTAAAGGAAGATAGCCTGATCCATTTGTGCAGCACCGTTATTTGTCATGTACAAGAGTTCATGTTCTCCTGTTACTGCGTTTGCCTGATGTGAATCAAGCCATGCAGAACAAACGTGGGATGCTGTAATAGCTGCACTTGCCTCAACAAGTCCATAAAGACCAGCCATCATGCTTCCTGATCCAGCAATAGTTCCATCTGCCCGTACCTGACCGTATGTACCAATAAAGGTAACTGCGGTTGCGGTATAAGTAGAATCAACAACTGCCACACCTCGAACACCCATGATGTTTGCAGCACCAGTGGCTTTAAGATGTGTTTCTGAATCTATACCCCAGTGACTACCTGTGGTTTTACCTGATTCAGAACGAATCTGGAGGGCGTAATCTTCTGTAGTTCCACCCGTAGGTCGAACATCAAGCTTTAAACGACCTCTTACCAAATTTTGAGATAGTTTCGTTGTAGCACCAGCTGTTAATGCTCCAGTAGAACTGAAAACACTAATGCCATTTACTTTGACAGAGCCATCATAACCTATGACAGCAACATCATTAACATAAAGCGCACTTCTTGAGCTAGGTACATTTATTCTTATCCCTCTGTTAAATACTTTGTCCATATTGTTCACCCCCTTTCAAAAATAATTTATACACAGATTATCCAAGGGGCATGTCCTTCGTTATCAAGGAGTAGTCTTTCAGCCCTGACTCACTTACCATCAGTAATTAGAATCCACTGACATCCTGCCTTAGTCTGACCATCATAGATGCGCCATCGTCAAATACTTCAGTACCTAAGCCAATAATACCTTTCGGTAAATCAGCAAAGCCTTTTTCTTTGTCTCCGACTTTAAGATCCATGAATTGCATAACCAAGTCGATTGCACCGCGAACCATAAATACCGATTGTTCCTCCTGAGCGCTCCACACATCAGCTGGTGCAGTTAATGTCTCTGACACCGAAATATCTCCATAACCTGTAAACGCCATAGCTTCTGCACTTGTGGCAGTAATATTGCGTTTTCTGCGGATAATGAAGTTTTGTTTTGCTGAAAGTTGCGTGTAGTTAGTTCCTGCTGTTCCACTATCATTAATAGCAGCAGCCAAGTTAGCTCTGGATGTCCCAACTGTCGATCCGTGTCTCAAGACACCAACATTTCCAGTTGTTACATCAGTGAGATCATCTTGGAACTCGAATACAACACCAGAGATAGTAACAGTGTCACCATCGGTTGGATTTGTTGCAATCGTGAGTGTTGCACTCCACGGAAGGTTGTTGTTTTGAACAACAGTCCATCCTTGCCATGGTCCTACAACTCCGTTCTCCAAGACAGAATCACCGAGTCTGCTCTCTCGATCACTCTTTGCTCTGCGAAGCTTCGCAACAGTCCGTGGTCCAAAGACCGCAGCCCGCATTGAAGTTTCATAAGGAGCATCGAATGAACCAAGCTTACCTTCTGCCTCTTCCAAAATATCAAGGATGTTAGCAGCTGAAACAACTGTAGCACCTCCTGCTATTAAGTGATCTGCATTAGTAATCTCACTGAGATACTTTTGTTCCACCCGATTCATCAAACCCTTGCGGATTGATTTAAGAGAGTGGGAAAGTAAATCGTAAGGAGTCTGATTTTTTTCGGTAATATCTATATCCTCCGCAGCATACTCAAACGTATCAACTTCCAAAGTCTGTTTTGTGGCAGTCTTTGTATTGAAGCTAATATCAGAATGAGGGGTATACGTGCCTACGTCAGGATGAGATAGGATAGGCCTATGTGCCTTTCGTCCATTTGTACTTATTACGCTTTCGAGAGACTGATTAGCCAAATATATAGCAGTGTTAGCTGTATATAAATCGACCTGTAAATCTCCCCAAAATTCTTGCTTAATATCGTCCATAATTTATTTCACCTCCTTTCAAAAATAGAATAATCTATATTGCAAAGTAATTGAATATTAAGAG